TGGGTACGAGTGGGCCAACAGAATATCAACTGAGCACAACTGCATTCATGCCTTTTGAGGGAGACTTAGCAGCAGGTACAGAGTTCGCTGACCAGCTAATAAGAACGTATGAGCAGAAGGGGCTTAGCGCGGCTAAAGAAATGCTGGCTCGTGTCGCCCCTGTAAATTCAGATGGTACGCCAAGTTTAGCGTATTCACGGCGAGCGGATGCAATCATGGGTGCTCTCCAAGACTTCGGTGGACAAAAGGCTAGGCTGAAAAAAGATGACGTGTCGTTTGCAAACGATGCAATGAATCTTGTCATGAAAAAGCCAACGTCTAATTCTGGAACAGAGCAATCGCGAAACATCTCCAAGGCATTCAGGGCTACGCAGAACGTCACTCTGCTAGGCTTTACTACACTGAGTTCACTTGGCGATCCGGCCCTACCTCTGATACGAAGTGGGTCAATGAAGGCTTACGCGCAAGGTGTGTACCAACTGGCGTCTGATCCTGACTACGCGAGGGCCATTCATGACATCGGCACTTCCATGGAAAACATTATCCATGAGCGCATGATCTATATGTACGGCTCACCTGATAACAAAATGTCTCAAGCATTTTTTAACGTCACAGGACTAACTCCTTGGACTAATACTCAGCGTAAGTTGGCTGGTAGTGTCGGCTTCAACAGCTTCAAGGCGATGCAAACAAAAGCCTCCAAGAACTTTAATCCTAGCCGACCAGTCAATCAGCAGAACACACAGTATAGAACTGCACACAGATACCTTACTCGCTATGGTCTGGCCGACTTCCTTCCGAATGGCACGAGAGGCAAGCAAGCAATCGACAATGAGCTTCTAACTGACAGGACTGTTAGAACTGCGGTTCTCAGGTTTACGGATGAAACCATATTCCAGCCCAACCCCAACGACATGCCTATGTCTACTAACAACCCATGGATGGCTATGGCATTCCAGCTAAAGTCTTTCCCGCTTATGATGCAACGTCTGACAGGTTATGTTGTTGACGAGGCGAGGCAAGGTAACTTCAAACCGTTCTTGTATATGGCAACAGTTGGGCCGGGAATGGGTGCTGTAGCATTGACCGCAAAAGACGTGCTTCAGTTCCGGGGCGGCGAAGACGGCACTGAGGCACAGGTTCGCGTCAGAAACATTGGCGAGTTAGCTGAGTTGATGGGCGGAGATGCCAAGACTTACGGTGATGGAAGTGATTTCATCAGTTGGTACACCGAGGGTCTTCTGCAAATGGGTGGTCTTGGTCTGATGGCCGACATATTCCACAGCACTGTGCAGCAGGTTGATAACGGAGCTTACGGTCAGACACGAATAGCCAGCTCAATTATGGGGCCATCATTCGGCATGGTGTTTATGGATGGTGGTAACGTTCTGGGTGGTTTGTATGACGCTACTCCTCTTGGCAATCAAGATAGCAACGCTAAAGAACGATCAGGAGCGAGAGCATTCGCAAGTCGTATCCCGTTTTTGGGTGGAATACGCGCAGCTCGTGAAGGTATTGTAGACACGGTTGCTGGAGAAGCGACGTCTCGGAAGAGTAAGTTCGGATCAGGGCTTGGTGGTAATGGACTCGGAAAAGGAATTGGTAACAAATGATTAAACAGCTAGAGGATGATTCTAGCTTCAACAGGTATGACATTAATAAAGACGGTACGGTGACTGACGACGAACTGGCGAGAGCCAAAGATATGCTTGAGTTGGAGCTGAAGGAAGAGAAATTTCAGCAACAAGAACGCATGGCATGGTGCGCTATGGCCACCATGCTTGTGTTCACGATCTTGTTATTCAGTCCGATCATTCCAATCGGGAGGGTTAACGCCCTCTCTGATTTGCTTGGGTTGTTCTACATAGCCCAAGCTGGTGTGGTTGGAACCTACATGGGGGCGCAAGCCCTCGCCTCAAAGAAGACGTAAGGACGACAAAAGAGAAGTAGTTTATCAGAATGGCATCACGTTAATTTACGGGAGATACCCATGCTAGATAAACTCATAGGCCCAGTGTCCGCTATCCTCGACAAGTTCGTTGAGGACAAGGATCAGAAGTCCGCGCTTGCCCACGAGATAGCAACTATGGCCGAGAAGATGGGTCATGAGGTTGCTCTAGCCCAGATCGAAGTCAACAAGATGGAGGCAAAAGGCAACTGGTTTCAGTCGTCTTGGCGTCCACTCGTGGGCTGGGTTTGTGCTGTTGCCTTCGGTTGGCATTTTGTTTTCCAACCACTCTTAATATTCGTCCTCACCTACGCGGGACAACCAGTCCCAGACTTACCGAGCTTTGACATGAGTGCGCTCATGACCGTCTTAGGTGGGTTACTTGGGCTTGGCTCGCTAAGAACATTCGAGAAATTCAAAGGAGTTTCAAAATGAGTTTTTCACTAAGCAACCGCAGCCTATCACGTCTGGAGGGAGTGCATCCTTTCCTCGTGGAAGTAGCTAAGTTAGCGATTAAGCGTACAGAAATAGACTTCGGCATAACATGTGGCGTTAGGACTATCGAAGAACAGGAAGCGCACGTCGCTGCTAAAAGAAGTTGGACAATGAAATCCAAGCACCTCATTCAAGATGATGGATATTCTCACGCAATAGATTGTGTCGCTTACGTCGGATCAGACGTGTGCTGGGAGGCAGATGTGTACGACGAAATCGCTGATGCGATTAAGTCTGCGGCAAAAGAAGTACAGGGAATGGGGTACGAGTTTGATATAACGTGGGGATCAGGTTGGCATAAGCCGCTAACTCAACACGAAGGAACATGTGAAGAGTTATCTAATGAGTACGTCGACCTTAGACGTTCACAGGGCCGACGTCCGACGATGGACTCTCCTCATTTTCAGATCGAGAATATATCTTAGGGGGCGATAGTTCACTTCCCAATGCTGAATAGCCAGCCAGATCAGCCCATGAATCTTCGTGATGAATGGACTGAGAAAGTCTGGCTATTTTCACCCAGCTCATCATAAGAGCGACATGACCTTCGTTAATTTCACCGTGAGTTTGCAGTGCTGCTTGTATGATTATATTCCAGCCCTGCTTAATCCTACAGAAATTCGATTGAGCACTACCGTAGTCACTGGCTCTTTCACCGTTAATTAGCTCTCCAGCTCTTTTAAGTAAGTCTGATCTATCCATAGCTACGCATCATCCTCTAGGTCTACGACAAACTGATACTCCATCATGAGAGCCTTGATCTCCGACTCCGTCATTCTAACGTCATGCTCCAAGTCTGCGACCTCGTCTCGAAGACGTCTCCGCTTATCCTTGGCCTTGGAGAATTGATCCACAAAGTCTTGGGTTCCATCATCCTTAACACCCAGTGTCTCAAGGCGTTCCGTGATAGAAACAATATCGTTTTCACATTGTTTAATTTGCCTTAGCTTTTGCGACCTCTTCTCGGATAAATCGTGAAATTCTTTTTTGGTTTTTTCAAATGCCATGACAATATTATTCCTTCGGGAGTGGTTCGTATTGCCTGTAATTAGGGCATATTTCGACGGCCTCGTCGTCCAGCTTTGTGCATTGCCACTTGCCATCGGGTCGGGGAAGGCTGAATGCGCAGGTGGGACAACTGGGTACAACCTCTTTGTCACCCCAGCAAACGCCTCGCTTAAAGCAGCCTTTGCATCTCCAGTCTGTTTCGTCTGTACTAATTTTTCTGACTTGCCCTGATAAGGCCCGTTCGATTTTGCTTTTGATAAATGAGTATTCAAAGTCATCAAAGTCAACTACCTCCACATGGTATTCACAGTTATTTTTATTAATTGCGACGAACAGTGTTTGTTGTAGCTCACCCATGCCCATCATCATTTGGACTTGGCCAAAATACTGTGGGTGACTTACCTTCACTCCTGACTTCTTGAACTTGCTGAACGACGCATCGTTCATGGACTTGATCTCAAGAACCATCACAGTGCCGTCTGATTCATCCTCAACAAGACCGTCAGTGTGGCACACAATATGCCCACCCCATTCTTGGTAGGTGTGCTGCTTACCTGTAAGCGCATCAACTTCCCAAAGTCGCAGCTTTGCTTTTTCCTTTAAGTCTTTAACCACTACGTCTTCTAGTATGTGGCCAAGATTGAAAATTCTTTTAAGTCTTGGGTTCGGCGGCTCGTTCGGGAACCCTCGCAGATTAAAACCAAGGACAGCTTCACACGCAGTGCCAATGATACTTGCACCAAGATAGCGTCTAGCTTTCTCTCGCTTTTCGTCCGCGTAACCTGCGTCGATTGCCTGTATTACATCAATAGCTTTCATTTGAATCCTTAAAAAAAAGGGGAGCAAGCTCCCCTAATTTATTTCCTTATTTTAAAACGGGATGTCATCGTCGAACTTCTTGTCGTCGACTTTTGTGCTGGAGCCGGGGGCAGCATCGAAGGATTTCACTTCGGGATACTGAACTTCAACGCCGTTCTTGTTCTTGTACGGCTTACCCATGCCAACAACTATCTTGGCCCTGAGACCTTTAATTGTTGATACATCGCCCGGCTTGTCTGGGTTGGGATGTCCGCCAGCAACAAGGAAAGACTTGAACATACGACGCCCAATTTCTTGTGCCATGTCAGACGTAGTGTGAACAATGTTAAAGCTATGGTTCAGCTTCGCCTTGCTGTCTTCCGACGCAAGTTCACAACGCAGTCTCTTGTTCGAGTCTGCCTGTCCAAAGCTCTCCATATCTGCTTCAGTACATTTAACAACGTGAGTGCCAACGGGAAGCATATTGCCGCCCTTGCTTTCCTCTACTCCCGATAGGTCTAGCGACCCAAAACCATTCCAATCACTCATGCTTTTTCTCCTTGTTTAGTTTGTTTAGCGGTTTTCGCTTTTAAATATGTTTCATGATCTTCGTCTGGCATAGCCATACGTGCGAACAATGCGGTGATGTCGTCGACCTGTTCATAAGGTTTAAGCCTATTACGAGGGTCACGAACTTTGCCGTGCCAACCCGACACTTCATCAGTCACGACATAACGTCTAACTTTTGGAGTGCCTTGGTCGTTCTTCTCCGTGGCTCGAACGCCACATAATACATGGTCGAATAGTGCAGGGACGTGCTTAGACACAGACGCGCCTTTCACTAACGGCCAATACTGTGTCACGTCGTTGCCGTCTTTTTCTTCTTTGGCTAGACACGTGACATAAACATGAAGGGGTAAGTCCCTAATCCACTTCAATGCTCCAAGCATGATGCGGTTGTAGTCACCCCACATTTGGAAGCCATTGGCACTGTGCTCATGTTCTTTTTCGAGGTGAGCTACCAACTGCTCAGACAGTTCTGTAAGTGAATCGATACATATCCACTTATAACCTGCATCCGCGAAGTCCTTACTCTTGATAATACTGATGATACCTTTGAAGGAATAAACTCCTTTATCTGGATCATTTTCTTTATCCCAAGAACTGAAAGGAATGTAGTCGATGTTAACATCTTCTACAGATTTCAATCCCGATTCACCTGACAGGATCAGTCCCTTTCCGTATCGGTTTTCAAAGTTGCGGCACTGGTAAGTTTTTCCGTAGCCGTGATGTGCGTATAACAAAACTTTAATCGGCCCGTCTTTCTGAAGGGACGCAGTATTCATTGTTTTAAACATGACGTATTACCTTAATTTTTGGTGAATCTAATTTGCGGGTGAGTGCAGGTTTGAGGTTGTCCTGTTCAACGCGGGGCAGCTTTAAAAACTTCCGCTTATCAACCGTCAAACTTCGATTGATGTACTCAGGTATTTCGCCCTGCGAATAAATCTCTTCCAAGAGTTGTTTATTCCAAGACCACCGCTCGGATCGTCTTACAACGACCTCGAATGTGCGTGTTGATATAGCCAACTCTCCCGCCTCTTCTGGAAAGAGGTGGCCCATCTCCCCCTCTAACTGACCCATGCGTTCGCTGATGCGCTCGCTCTCTAAAACTAGAGAGTGATACTCACCCGCTATAGGCTCTAGTCTGTCAGCAGCTATCGTTGCAATTTCGGACTTCGGTTGAAGTTTAGTACCTTCAAGGATGTCCCAGTCATCTTCTATCATATAATCTCCTTTGACGCCTTTTAGCACCAGCGACTATCGAATGGTGTCTTTACATAACCGTCAGGTGTATTATAGGATAGACACACAGAAACGCAAGTAGTAATTCAATAGGAGAAAACAAGTGAAGATAAGGCTGAACATAGAAGCCCTCATCCGCGACTGCGGTGGTGCATCAATGACCGCGAAGATCGCTGGAGTTGTAAGAACCGCCCCATATTCGTGGGTCAAGAGACGCTATATATCCAGCCGCGTACTTGAGCGGATTAAAGAAGCTCGACCAGACCTAGACATTAACATTTACTTTGATGATGAGGATTATAATGAAAACCAAACTGGAAGCGGCACACGAGTATCTTGATAGAGGCTGGTCAATCATACCAATCAAACCCGAAGGTAAGAGGCCCGCGATTAAATGGAGAGAGTACCAAGAGCGACAGCCTACCTATGAGGAGGTTGAGCAATGGTGGACACAATGGCCCGACTATGACATCGCCATAATAACTGGTGCTATATCGGGCGTAGTCGTAGTTGATTGTGACAACGAAGATGCTGCCCATGCAGCATTCGATGCAAACATGCGGTCACCTATTAAAGTCAAGACCAAACGAGGCATACATTTATATTTTGAGAACCCTAAAGATGACGTAAGACGTGGCCCTAGAGCTGGAGTAAACAGCCGGGGAGCTGACTGGCCAAAGATAAACGGGTTAGACTTCAGAGGTGATGGTAGCTATGCGCTACTACCGCCCTCAAATAACTACGTCTGGGATTACCCGCAGCATGTATTCGACTGGGATGAAATGCCAACGTGGGAAGACTGGAAGCCGAGTCTTGCGCCTGTTCGGAACGAGGGCGACTTTCACTTTGGTGATCTTGATCTGTCCGCTGTCACGCCTTTCAGCCCAGACGATCTCATGTGCGAGTGGGACAGGACGGCAGCGTATGTAAAGACAGCTTTCCCTACGTCGCTAAAGATACCGTCCGGCCTTGGCAATGGGCGTAATGAGCGGGTGATGCGGTACATATCTGAGTCCGTAAGAGAAGGGTACTTCGGTGCTGATCTTCGTCTTAGAGGCTTTGCCTTCATGCGAGAGTTCTTCGAG